ACCTTTGTCGCCAGCCTCTGCTGCAGGTCGTCGGGAGGTGGTGCACCCTCGGAGAGGGTCACTTCAACCCCGAGCGACTCAGACAGGGAGGCCAGGATCTCCAATGCCGTATTGGTCATGGTGACCCCTCCTTCCGCTAATGTATTTGTCACGGCCTCTGCCATGTTTGTTGACACAAAGGGTCGCGGCCCCGAGTTGGGGTCCGCGCCCGACCACACCATCGCGTGGTGCAGCACTTCCTTGGCGTTGAGCGGCAGCCATTGGACCAGCCTGCCATCGACCTCACGCCCCTGATGCTGGACAAACCTGTCGAAATCCATGTCCGGGTGCGACGCTTCCATGTCGAACACCACGCTGATGCTCGTTGCGTCGATCTCGCCGGTCTCCAGGCCGAGCGCCGCTTTGGGATCGTACCGACGGTCCACCACCAGCTCTCCGTTCACCCCGACGGGAATGTCGTCGCTGTCTTCCCACTCGGCATTCTCCACGCGGCCCGCCTTGTCCTTCATGTCGTAGCTATGGTTCCACATGAGCGGCACCGGCCTCGGTCGGCCGTTGATGAGGTCGGGGAGCTGTTTGAGCGCTGCACCGTCGTTGTGGCCGTATGCCACGAGCTGCGGGCCGAGCCATCCCATGGACGGCCAGGCATTCACCGCAGACAACAGCCGATACCGCACCCTCACCAAATCGTCCCCCACAGCATTCTGTAGGGGCGCATCACTGTGTCCGCCCTTCTCCTGGCAGACACCGCGGTCTGCCCCTTCGGTCCCTGTCATCCCGGGCTTGACCCGGGATCCAGGTTCTTCTTCGTTTTCGGTCGCAACGTCATCCTGTAGGTGCGCACCCACGGGTGCGTCTTCTTGAGGGCAGGCACGTGGGTCTGCCCCTACCGGTCTGCGCTCCGCATCGATGCGGCATTCCATGCTGTAGACCTTGCGGCCGTTCTCAATCCTGTATTGGGGTTCTTTCACTCCTGCCTCCTCACACCACCACCGCCTGGATGTAGTGCCGGCACAGCGGATGAAACGGCGGCGTCACGATGCCGGACCGCTGCACGTCCTCGTCCTTCGACGACTTGAGCGCTGCAATCCCGGCCTTGGTCCCGTATCGGCTCGTGAGGAACGGATCAAACTTGCTGATGTCCTCCTCGCCGCTCTCCACGATGTCCATGATGCGGTCGTAGTCCTGCTGCACGCTGAAGGTGCGGCCCACCATGGCCGCGCAATACCGGCAGCACAGGTTGTCCACGGGGCCGCCGATGCGAAACTCGCTGTATCCCTGCTCGTGCAAGGTCATGATGGAACTCCAGTTCCGGGACCGCTGCACGCCGGTGTCGATGATCACCCGGGCCGCATGGTCCCCGAGCTTCTCAGACACCACGCCGAACTCCTCCCGGAACTTGTCGAGCTGCTTTGGGGTCTTGCCGATACCCAGCCCCTTCTCGAGGTACTGGTTCTGCATCCAGCTCTGGATCTGCTTCGACCGCTGCGGTGAATGGCTCACATACGTGCTCACATACATGCGATCCACATTGGTCATGTACGAAATGGCCTTGCGGTCGGGAATGTCGAGATCCACACCGATGCCGATACCCTTTGGCAGCGCAGGCCCCCAGAGCTTGGGGTCAACCCTGCCGCCCTTCCAGACCTCCTCGATATGCGTGGATGCGATCTCGATGAGCTTCCGTTCGTTAATGGACCCTTCAGCCGCCTCCAGGAACTCCCGCAGCGCGAGCGCCACGAAGGAGTCCACGTCCGGCACGTCATGGAGCATGGCCCAGTCGTACACAGCGTCGACGCCAATGCGGCCGGCCTCGGACAGCATCTCTCGGATCTCCGCGAGGTATCTCCGGGCCGCATCACCTACCGGGCCGCCCTCGTTGAATACGACGCCGATCCGTGGGTCATACACCGCGTCATTGCGATGTGTAGGGGCATACCCCTGTGCGCGCCCCTCGAGGGACAGACACGGGGGTGTGCCCCTATGATCATTGTCGCCCTGTCTTTGATCCGGTATCCATCCAAGGTCGTATGTGATACCCGTCCACTGCGTCCGCTCATACGGCCGCATCACGTATCTGCCGTTTGCGAATGATGCGGTGAATGTGCCAGACTTCGCCTTGCGGTCCTCCATGCCCAGGAGTTCCCGGGCCTCGTCGTAATCGATGAGCCCTGCAGTGAATCTGCCTATGATGCGGTTGTCGTCGAGGCTCCTGGCATTGGCGTCCCTGATCTCGTCCAGGCTGGCAGTGGGTTTGAAGTGCAGGCTCACGCCCACATCGCCGAATCCGTTCAGCGCGAGATTCAGCCGATGTCCATGCTCCACGGCCCGCTTGGGCCCGAGCTGCGTGTTGCCGATCTCCGCAGACAGTTCCTCGAACGCCACCCGGCTCCACGTCTCCGTCCTGGAGAAGCTGCGGCCGAACATCACCGGGTCGCGGCCCAGGCCCGAAAACAGGTCCTCGTCGATCATCTGGGCCACCTGCTTGGCGCCGCCTGCGCCCGCGGACGTGTTGTTAAACTGGGCCTTCATATCGTCGAACCCAAGCACGATCCCGGACGTGAGATTCGCCTTCACCGTGTCGGTCAGGCTCTCCAGGTGGGTCCTGCATCGCGCCCGGTACTGCTCGGGTGTCTCCCCGATGACGGCCTCGGGCCTGTCAAATATCAGACTTAAGAACCCCATGGCAGCTAGCTTCTGAAACCAAGTCTCAATGGAGGTCATTATCCGCTTGTGGCTCGTAAGGCGCTCGATTACGGCAAGCACCGGCGGGGTAGGGTAGGGATTGGAGTCTTCGGTCCATACGGCGTGATAGCTGGTCTGCACCGGGTTCAATGCCGTGAACCGCCCGTCCTGCACCTGGCCGATTTCCAACGACCCGTCCTGGACCTTCCGGAACCGTATGGTCCGCACCGGGACCAGGTAGGCCCGCGATATCTGCTTGAGCCCTTCGTCGGGCACCCACTCGCAGCAGAGGCCTCCGCTCCGGGCACACTGGTAGAACAGCCCATTCATGAGGCCGTCCATGCCCCCCGCAAAGGGAAAGCACCGCCCGGCGAGGTCGTTGCACACCCCTAAGGCCGCCTGGGCCCGCTGTTCCGTGCCGGCGTCTATCTCGAGGTCATGGCCGGGATTGCCCAGCGCTATGGTGGTCAGTGCGTGCTTCTTGGCCGTGGGGTCAAACCGGTACACCTGGTCGATGACGCCCAACCACTCGAACGGGTACTTCGCGGCCAGCCAGTTCAAATCGCCCATGTACCCCCGGAAGGCATCGGCAAGGGTCGAGCCCTCGTCCGTGGACACCCGGGCCGACACGTTCGGCGCCGGCGCCTTGGCCGGTTGTTTCGGTGCGTTGAATATTCTCGACCAGATCGTCATTCGTTATCCGTTGTCGTCATGCCCACCCCACAAACACGGGACCGGTTCCGGTTATCGGCCGGTTGATCCCCAACTCGAACCCGGCAATCCTCGCCGTGTTCAACGCCATGCCCTGATGGTTCGGCACGTTTCGCAAATAGACCTTCTGCTTGCCACGCGGCGTGTCCTCGGTCTTGCTCTTGAGGTTCTTCACGTGCCGCCGCCATTCCTCGTAATGCGTCTTTGCCGCTCCCGTCAGCCGCTCCTTGTTCGGCAGCACCAGCCGCCCCGACTCCATGAAGTCCACCGTGGCGTCAAGGCTCTCTGTGCGGTCCACCGTGACCCACCGCACCGGTGTCTTGCCCCGGAACAAGCTCTCCTTGTCCTGGAGTTCCCGCCCCGTGAAATCCTGTATGAACGCCCGCCTGCCGTGGCGAGCGGCAAACGCCTTGGCATTGTCCCGGTTCGGGTTGCCGTCGCATCCCGCCATGGTTACGCCGTACCGCTCCATGAGATCGTCCAGCCGTGACCAATCCTCGAAGTGTTCGCACCAGACCATCTGCATGCGCTCCCGATCCAGGATCTGGAACACGCAGACGTGCAGGGTGTCGCCCTGGTCAACGCCCATGACGCAGCCCGTGCCCGTGAGCACGAACCCGTCGTCGCCCTCGAGCTGGTCCAGCAGATCGTCCGTGATCCGTGCGCCTTCCCCGTCAAAGGGCAGGCCCCGGAACGCAATGGTGAAGCGCTCCATCTTCAGGTTCGACCGAAGCGCCTCGTGAAATTCGCTCATGATGAATGTCGCCACATTGGGGAAATGCGGCGGGTGGACGGGAGTGTAGAGCCGTGAAAGGAGGTATCCGTGTTTCGTGCGGCCCCTGTACTTGGGCACCCATTCACCAGCGGCCATATCAAGCGCAGCCCCGCACCAGCGGCAGCCCCGGTAATGCGTCGCATCTTGTAGGGGCCCACCCCTGCGTGCGCCCTTCTCGGGCCCGACACGAATGACCGAACTCTTCTTCACGGGCAGGAAATTTGCCGGGAAGTCCTCGTCCATGCAGTTCCATTCCCCGCACGACGGACACTTGTGATGGTAATGGCGCTTGTCTGTCTCGTTGAAAAGGGCATTGATGCCCACATCCGAAAAGCTCGGTACGCTGAGATACATGCGCCACTGCCAAGAACTGGCAAGGACCCGGTCCTCGCCGAATGCGATATTCTCCGGCTTCGTCTCGTCAACTTCATCAAAGATCAGACCGTCCGCCGGCACCGATTTGGCCCGCCGCTTCGTCCACAATCCCCTGAAGTACACGAGCCCGCCGCCGATGTGCTTGAGCCCCACGTTGTCCGTGGATCCGATGCGCTGTGACAGGTAGTCCGACGCGTTGATGACGCCGTGCACACGGTCCTGTACAAAATCGTCCATTTCGTCGTCGGTGGGCAGGAAGTAGATCCATCTCATGCCGAGCTGGTCCGCGCCGTGAAGCACTTTCACGAGCAGCCGTGAGCTGATCCCGACCTGCGACCCCTTCTGGAATACCTGATACGGAGAGTCGTCTGCGTAAATACCCCGCTGATACGGCACCCGGGACAGGTCGAACGGCCGGCCGTCAATGGTGAAACCGGCATGCGTCACCCATTCGAGTTCCGTCAGCGGCGTCTGCTGCCGCAGCCTCTCGGCCGCATGATCCGGCAATATCTCCGCGATGCCCCTCATCCGGTCTTCTCCAGCATCCGCTCCTCGGCCGCGTACACCACGTCCAACAACTGCCCCGTCAATTCCGGCATGCCATCCAGCAGCCGTTTGACATCCTCTTTCAGGACGGCCACGGCCTCCTGGATCCGCTTGCGCTTGTCGTGTTCCCATCGCTCCCTGGTCACCGCTGAAGCCTGTAATCGCCCGATGCTATGAGAAACCTTGGCCAGGTCCTCGATGCTCCCGACCTGAACGGGCCTCGCATCCATCAGGGCCTCCAGCGCTATGGCCTGGGCCAATCCCACCGCAGCCGTCTCCACCTCGCCGCCCTCGGGCACGAGATACTTGGCAAGCATCGATGCCTTCTGCTTGGCAATCTCGATGCGCTCCAGCTCGTTGCGCTTCCGGGACACCCATCGGTGCACCTGGCTCCGGCTCACCTTGTGGCCCAGCTCGCAGAGCAGATCCGATATCTGCTGATACGTGCGGCCCTCAATGTACCAGTCCTTCACCTGGAGCTGCATCTCCTCGTCCATTCGATCTATGATGCCGTGCGCACGGTTCGGCCGCCTTGGCTCATCAACAGACAATCTCTACCCCCGGATCCGGGTCGATGATCTCGTCCAAAAGATCGATGCCCTTGGGCGTGATATGAAGAATCCATCGCTCCACCCCACTGAACGGATCTTTAGCCAACACTCTGGCCAGGTAGCCCTTCTCCGACAGGTAGAGCAGGTCTTCCTCGAGTCGATTCATCGCAGAAATGCGGCCCGCCCGGATGAACACCCGCTCGATGTGCTCCTGTGTAATTCCGTCCACGCCGAACTGCCGCACGATCCGCAGAATGTCGCCCCGTCCCCGTGTCGATGGTCTAATCATTGTCTCGACTCCAATCCACCTGCCGTCGTCCGATGCTCGCCATGAGGTTGTCTATTCGCCGGTGAAGGTCGGTGACCGCTTCCACCAGCTTGTCCACTTTTTCCTGAATCAGGTGTTCCAACCGCAGGAAGTCGCCATGGTGCATATCCGTGGTGACCATATTCGCCTGAACCGCACACTGCTCCTGCTTGCATCGGATCATGGCCAGCTCCAGGTCGTGCAGCTTCTCGTCATGGGCC